GTGCCCGGACGGCTCTTGGCTGGCATCCTGATGGTAGGACTGACCTTCCTGCTCCACCAGATTCTGCTCGACAAGGCTGTGTGCCTTGTAGACGAGTCGTGCTTCCCGCTCGTCGTAATGCTCGGCGCAGAGGTCATCATCCACGCAGAGTTGACAGTTCTCCACGATGGAGAAGCCGTCAAGTTTCGGTTCAGTCTTCATCATAGTCTCCAATCCGACAATCAGGACCATCCTGATAATCTACTGCCCGGATAGCAGAGCAGGAGGGAATGTCAAGCCAGACGCTTTTCCTGGCTTGACAGGAAGGAATGCTCTGCTATAGATTTTCAGTTTAGTTCTGAGGCGCCAGGATGTAGTTATAGCGCCGAGGAGAGATACTGTCAGCCAGTCTCCGTCCAGACGGTAGCGGTAGGCGACAGCAACTGAACAGTCTGCGGGTCTTTAGACCCCGGACTGTTTAGTTTGGCAGTTGAAGCTATGTAGTAACTCCCAAAAAGATTTTCCCGTACAGTCCTATGCCCCTGTTTCTGTACTGGTTTGTCCTATTTTGTCCTAGCTCCGGGAAAATTTTTCCCGGCAGTGTGTTCGTTTTGGCTGTTTGAACAGGTTAATACTATATAGGGGCTGTTTTCTTTTTCTGTAGCAAATCTTTATGGAAGATTTGCGTTACAGACTGTATCTACTATCTGTTACTAGCTATCTGCTAGGAACTGTAACTATATGAAAATGGGACAGGTCTGTGAGCTTTCAGAAGAAGGGGGAGAACCCCCAGGCAAAGGCAAGCCGAGAGGCTAAAGCCAAGGTGCTAGCCTTAGTAGCAGAGGGACACTCTATCCACAAGGCAATGCAAATCTGTGGAAAAAAGCCCGATACGGTCCGTATATGGATTATGCGGGATAAGCAGTTTGCCTCTGCTCTCGACGATGCCAAGGAAGAGGCTAAGTCCAACTCCATCAAGTCGTTGGGCATAGACAAGCAGGATATCTCCTTCAGCCAATTCTCAGAAATCTTTCTCGGGCAGCGGGTATTCCCCCACCACCAAGACTGGGTGGATTTACTGGAGGGCCGGGAGCCAAGTTGGCTCCACCCCGCAATGACTTATGAGCCTGGTGACCGCTCCCGGCTCCTCATCAATGTTCCGCCGGAACACGCCAAGTCTACTGTTATCACCGTCAACTACTCGACCTACCGGATAGCCCTTGACCCCAATGTTCGCATCATCGTGGTTTCCAAGACCTTGGTCAAAGCGAGGGAGTTTGTCTACTCTATCAAGCAAAGGTTATCTCACCCGCGTTATCTTAAGATGCAGACTGCGTACGGTCCTGAAGGCGGCTGGAAACAAGATGCCGATACGTGGCGTGTTGATACCGTCTATCTGGGAAACGACGCTAGGAACTCCTCCGAAAAGGACCCCACGATTCAAGCGTTGGGTATGGGCGGTCAAATCTACGGTGCCCGCGCTGACCTCATCATCTTGGATGACTGTATTACGACGGCTAATGCCCACGAGTGGGAGAAGCAAATCAACTGGCTTCAAAAGGAAGTCATCACCCGTCTAGGTAAAAACGGCAAGCTGTTAGTGGTAGGGACCCGAATTGCACCAAATGATTTTTATAAAGAGCTTCGTGACCCTAAGCATTGGTCGGGTGGCAAGAGTCCTTTTTCGTATATGGCTATGCCCGCTGTTCTTGAATATGGTGCTCATCCAAAAGATTGGGAAACTCTCTGGCCTCGAAGCGACGCTCCTTGGGACGGAGATGAAGATACTCCGGGAGAAGATGGGCTTTACCCCAAGTGGGACGGACCAACCCTTTACAAGCGCAGAGGAGAAGTAACCCCCTCTACCTGGGCTTTGGTTTACCAGCAAGAAGACGTGATGGAGAATTCCATTTTTTCGCCTTTGCTGGTGCAAGGTTCTACCAATACTGCTCGGCGAAGAGGATTACTCAAGCCTGGAGCAAGGGGGTGCCCTGAGAGAGTTGAGGGCTACACCATCATTGGCTTTGACCCAGCTATGGGTGCTGGTCACGCCGCATTCGTTATAGTGACCTATAACCGCGCTGACGGGAAAATCTACGTCCTAGACGCGGTCAATATGAGTGAGCCAACCCCGCAAAAGATACGCGACCAAATTGAAGAGCTGACGCTGAAATATTCTCCGCAGGAGTTTCGGGTGGAAATCAATGCCCACCAAAAAGCGTACTCACTAGACGATGACCTTCGTAACTGGTTAGCAGTCCACGGGGTTAGGCTCAATTCCCACTTTACGGGTAAGAATAAGTGGGATACAAGTTTTGGTGTTGCATCTATGGCAACCCTCTTTGGTTCTGTCTACGACGACAAGCATCAAGATAACAACATTATTGAACTGCCATCGAGCGAAGGCTCAGAGGGTATCAAGGCTTTGGTTCAGCAATTGCTGACCTGGAAGCCGGATACCCGCGGTAAGACAGACTGCGTAATGGCGCTCTGGTTTGCCGTGATTCGAGCTAGAGAGATGATGCAGCAAGGAAGCAGTATCAACTATTTTGCCAATAATCGCTGGGCTACAAGAGCTCAACGCGATAGGCGCATCGTTGTCAACCTAGACGAGGCATATGCCGACCAATGGCAACAAATTTATTAGGAGTAATCAATGCCACCGAAGAAAAAGAACAGACCAAAGGTAACGCCTGGTCAAGTTCGTGGCATTGTTCGGGAGATGAATCAACCTCCTCATAATGCCAGGAAAAGGTCAAGAGCCTTACCACCGGGAATGAGGACTAGAACTCCTAGTCAGGAAAGACCTAAAGAGTTTGGCAAACTAAGTGTCAAGAAAAATCCTCAAGGTGGTGTGGGCAGACGAGGATATGTAGACCCTGAATTCAAAGCTTGGTTATTGAAACAAAGAATGTCACCCAAAGCTAAAAGAGCCGTAACCCCAACTGCTAAGCCAAAGGTGCAGAAGCCACTCAAGAGCAGAGCTGTTACTACTAGAGCTGGAACAAAGCCACGACTCAAGGCAACCGGACCTGATGTACGCAAGCGTATTGTCGGGATTGACCTTCGTACCTTGCCCGACTTGGTTCGACGTGGCGTTATTTCTCAAAGTGAAGCTAACACAATTGCTAGCGGTGTAGAGCGCAGAGCCTATAACATTCCAACTCAAAGCGGCAGTAGAGGACCTAGCGATACCATTCTTCGCCGTGAACTAAACCTAACTCCTATGGCTAGGGCAAGGCTAGATGCTGAAGAGGCACGGCTTGCTCAAGAAGCACGGCTTTCTGCTATTAAACAAGAGGAAGAGTCCAAGAGAAATCCAAGAGTACAAAATCCTAGAACTGGACCAAAGGTAATACCGGGTGGTCGCGGGGCAGAGACTACGATAATTGACCCTGAAGTTGATAAACTAATTAAGACTGCACGGGAGAATAGAAAAGCAAAAGCGGCTATCCAAAGAGAAATTAATGACGAACTGGTAAAAGAAAAAACACGCCGCCAAAAGAAACCATTGCGAGCTAGAACCATCACCCCACGTGGCGGAATGGGTATTGCACCCATTATGCCTGGTGGCGGTGGACTAATATCGAGAATCAAGTAAGGACTTAGATGCTATCTATTGAGCAGATTTCAGCACGGGTAGAGAACCTACGCAAGCGTGCTATTGAGCGAGAGCAGCGTCAAGATGAAGTCCTATCTGTCCGTGCTGGTCGTATTACGGATGTATATCCAGAGTTCTTTCCCGAAGGCGTAGATGCCAATGTCGTTGCAAATTTTATTGATATTGTTGCAAGAGACCTTTCAGAGGTTATGGCACCCCTCCCCTCGGTCAATTGTTCGGCATCGAATCAAGCAAGTGACCGTGCTCGTAAGTTTGCTGATACTCGTACACGGATTGCCTCTAATTATTTTGCTCATTCTGATTTGCAAGTACAGATGTACACCGGCGCGGATATGTACATCACTTTCGGTTTCGTCCCGTTCGTTGTAGAACTCGACGAAGTAGCAGGGCTACCACGCATACGAGTAGAAAGTCCAATAGGGGCTTATCCCGAGTTTGACCGCTACGGGCGTTGTATTGCCTTTGCAAAGCGTTATTATGTTCCGCTTGGAGAGCTGGTATCTCAGTTTCCTGAGTTTGAACTGGACTTGCTGGGTCGTGAAGGCTACAAGCAAGACCTAAACGCTCAGATTGAGATGGTTCGTTACTACGACGATTCTCAGTCTATTATCTATCTGCCTGCAAGAAATAACCTAGTCCTATCCATAGCGCCTAATCCGCTTGGCAAGATGATGGTTATTATCGCAAAGCGTCCATCTATTGACGGTGAAATGCGTGGGCAGTTTGACGATGTACTTGGGATTCAGTTGCTTCGCAATAGGTTCGCATTACTTGCGATGGAAGCAGCAGAGAAATCTGTTCAAGCACCAATCGTCGTGCCACAAGATGTTGCAGAAATGCAAATCGGTGGCGATGCAATCATCCGCACCCAGAACCCAGCCGGTGTTCGTCGTGTAGAGCTTCCTATTCCAGCCGGTGCTTTTACAGAGCAACAGCTATTACAACAGGAACTCCGTACCGGAACTCGATATCCAGAGTCCCGAACCGGAAACATTGACGCGTCCATTGTTACTGGTCAGGGTGTTCAAGCCCTTATGGGTGGCTTTGATACACAGGTAAAGTCTGCTCAAGCTATCTTTGCTTCTGCACTCAAAGATGTTATCTCTATCTGCTTTGAGATAGATGAGAAGTATTTCAATTTTGAGAAGTCTATTATCGGCATTGATGCCGGTGCGCCTTACAACATTGACTATCTGCCATCCCGCGATATCAAGGGTGACTATTCAGCAGATGTTCGATATGGAATGTTGGCTGGTCTCAATCCAGCGCAAGGACTTATCTTTATGCTCCAGGCTCTAGGAGCTGGGCTTATCTCAACCGACTTGGCTATGCGAGAGTTGCCGTTTGAGGTCAATGTAACCCAAGAGCAAGAGAAGATTGAAGTAGAACAGCTACGCAAATCGCTGCTTACTTCTCTTCAATCCTATGCCACCGCTATCCCGCAGATGGCTGCATCAGGTGGAGATGTTGCAAGTATTGTCAAAAAGATTTCAGATGTTATAAAGCTTCGACAAAAGGGACGCTCTATCGAAGACGCTGTAGAAGAAATCTTCGCTCCAGAAGAATTACCTGCTGTCGATGCAACTATGGTTGAGCAACCGTCCCCGGCTCCCGCTGGTGCATTGGCAGCAGGCTCTCAACCACCCGTAGGACTACAAAGTTTATTGGCTAGCCTCAATGCTAGTGGAGAGGCAAGCGCCAGCGCCCGAACTTCAGTTAGGAGATAACAATGTCAGCACGACGCAAAAAGAAAGTTACTCCTAAGAAGCAAATAAAGAGAATCCGTCGTCCAAGAACTGTAAAGACTTTTGAGCATACAAAGCTTGAGGTTTACGCTATTTGGCTCAATGAATATTACAAGTCGCTTAAAGACGCTGGTTTCCCGGAAGAGATTTGCCTAAGTTTGATTATGGACAAAGAGTCTTACCCAGCCTGGGTGAACTTTGAAATACCTAAGAATATTGACGCGAGTAAGTATCTTGATGAAGAGGATGAAGACTGATGGCAAACGGACAAGGCGGGTTTCGACCTGGCGCACCACAGAACAATCCAACACGAATCAACCCTATGGGCGGAGACGGACAATCTGGTAGAAACATAACCCAGCCATCCCGCTACATTCCAGGTCTCCCATATGGTCAGGGACAAGCGACAATGGAACAGCAACAGGGTGCACCTATGGCTGGTATGCCAGAGCCACGTCCTCAGCAAGTAGAGAATATTCCAATGCCATCGGGTATCGGGGAACTACAAGGGGATATGAATACACCAATTACGGAAGGTATCAACAATCTTCCGCCTGGTCTTTCTGGCGGGTTTTATCGCACACCGACTATTTCTGGAATTTTACAAGAAGTTTCTAAATACGACCCGACTGGTGACGTGGAATTAATCTACGCTCGATACTCTGATTACGGGTACTAATGCCAAGACGACTAGACCCTGTTGTTGGACAAGCAAACCCCAACCTTTATGCTGCAGCCATTCAGGCAAATTTGGCTCCGCAAGACCAAGCTTTTATGGAGCAGATGTCATTTACAGCCGTGCAAACAAAACGTCTAAGAGCTTTGCCGTTGAAACAAGCAAAGCGAGAATATTCTTCTTTGTCTAAAGAAGCAAAAGCCTGGATTGATTATTTATTTCCAGGTTCTGAGTTTGCAAAACCAGAACCAACTATGCTGGAAAAAGCAGTAGATGTTGCAAAAACTGGCGCAAAAGGTGTTTTATCTTTTATTGCTACTCCGGTTGTAAAGACATTTGAGTTAGCTGGTGAATATGGAAAGGCAATCAATACTCCGTATTCTGTTTTGCGTCAGGCTTATCAAAAAGATTTGATTGGCAAAGTTAGATTTGGAAGTCCTACTGCTACTAGCCAACAAGGTGTAGCTATGGGTGTTCCTAAAGACTCAAATGGCCTTTGGGCAAAAGCCTGGAAAGCCGGTTATAACGGCAAGAATCTTTATGATGATGGGGCCGTTGATGTAGCCAAAAAGAAATATGGCGATGTAAGGGTTTTTGTTGCACAAAAAATTTTAGAAGGTAAAAAACCTGGTGAAATTTTAGAAGAGTATGGACAAATAGACGACAAAATTAGTGCTGCTCTATCAGAAACATTGAATGACCCAGCCAAATGGGGTCGAATTATTGAAGATGTTAAGTTTGCTCAAACATCCCCAGCCCGTGATATTGGAAGAATGCTGGAGCGAATTGATGTAAACAATGGAAGCCCACTCGGAAAGTTTATTGCTGGTACTGTTACTAGAGCAACGGGTAGTCAGCCAACATTAGACCAAGAAGAATACAAAAAGCAGATTAGAAAAGCAACAGGTTATTTTGATGCTATGTATCAAATAATGATTGACCCGTTGACCTATGTAACCGGCGGTACAACTAAAGCTCTTACTCCGGGTCAAAAGTTAGTAGAAAATCTAATACAGATTCAGGCTAGAACCGGTAGCCTTAAGTCTTCTATCAAAGAGTTGTTTGATACTACTCCAGAGATTAGAGAGCTTTGGGATGGTAAGCTTGGTAATCTTATTGAGAAACACGCCAATGCACCCACTAGGGGGGACAAGTTGGCGGTAGAACGACAAATCAAAGACGAGTTCCCTGCCTATGCAGACAGCAGAACAATCAAGTTATTTTCATCCAATGGGGTATTCAATGCAAACTCAGCTCAAGAATTTTTTGGTCAATTTGAAAATCTCGATTTGTTTATTTCTGGTCGTGTGGATGGGATTAGCTATTATCGTAACGGAATAGTTACTGCTCGAGACCAGCGGCAAATCACTCTTGGCATTGCTAGAGCTGCAGATGCAATATTCAATCCAAGTTCTAGAAACTTAGATGCAGCAGAAAGAGCCAGTAAGGTCAATAAGCTTGGTGGCGATACTGTAGGTATCCTAAAATCCCTAGGCGATGATGTCACGCAGGGTGTAAATGTCGAAGGACTGCAGCAAATTATAAAGCAGGAAGAAGACTACAAGGTTGGAATAAAGAGTCTTGTAATCCTAAGTAGACAAATAGCTAGAAATCCCGGCGGAAATCTAATCTTAACAGGTGAAGATGCTATCAAGACTGAAGGTAATTTCAGGCTTGTTGCACAACAACTCTTCGAAAGAGATATAGCAGACTTCGTTACTGATGTTTTTGTTGAGTCTTCTAGGGCTGAGCAGATTGTTATGCTGCGTAATCTATATGCCGGTGTAATGTACAAGATGGGTCTGCACGGTATTCCACGTGGCAATGAGATTATTGAAGAAGTTCTGAGTAAGACATTCAATAATAAGTCTGGTACCACTACTGCCGAGACTACAGAGATTACAGAAGAGTTTGCTAATGTAATCAATAAAAACATTATTAGAGATGAAGATGGACTTCTTTCTCTAGAAGCTCGAGGTATTATTCACCCTTCTCAAAGAGCAGAAGGTATTGCTCCATTGCCATATGAAAGAATTATTCAGGCAGTTGCTAGGGCTAGAATTACTAAGAATAATAAAAACATTCTAAAGATAGTAGATGGTGCTACACGAAATAAGCTTGTAGCAGAGCTTGTAAATGTATGGACCATCCTAACTCTTATCCCGCGCTTGGGTGTTCGCTCTGCTATTGATGAAGCTTTTTTCTATGCCTTCAATGCACCACTCGCAGATTTATATAATTATGCCTCTGGTATGGGTAGAAGAATTGGGGCGGTTACTACTGGTTATACCGGTTCATTGGGTGCCGTAGGTCCTATCAAGCAAGCATTCAATGCTTTGTTTAGAAAAGGCGGTCCAAGAAAAACCCTAAGTGGCGAGCAAAGAGCTGCAGCTATTCTTGAGATAGCAGAGAAAAAGGGTATTTCTGTAGAAGAAGTTACCCATATGATGATACGGGAAGAGATTGCTGACCGTATTATTGCTGTCTGGGGTAAAGATGAAACCATTAACTTTGATTATATAAAGCAAGCTTTAGTAAATAATCTT